GAGTTTCCAAATCGGTGAGTGCCGACGCTTCCACCACCGTGGAATCGACGACAATCAGTGCGGTCGGCTTGTGCCCGGTGAGCGGAGCCGGAGTAGTGGTTAATTCCCAGGAGAACGAGATGGCTTCCGGTGAGTCATTGATAGTGGCATAGGCCTTCTCCGACGGTGAGGCCTGACAGCCATAGAGGAGATGCAGTTTGTAGCCGTACTCCGTCCCCTCCACATCATTGCCCAGTCGAGTGCGATAGCACAGACCAAACGTCTTGCGCCCCTGCTGTGAGACCTGCACACCCGGTTCCGGCGAAACCGTACCGTCGCACTGGCCAAACTCATCCGGATAGGTGAAGGCCTCGATCGTGCCTCCGAAATCTTCGGCCGACAGGAGATTCAGGTACTTGATGTTATCGGCGAACTGAGCATTGGACTCAGCGCCACTCGGTGACTCGGTGACCGTGGTGAGACCGTTCCAGGCCACACCCAACGCGTAAACACCGGAGACATTCGGAATGTACAGGACTCCGTGATCGATACCGGTCTCGTAGAACCGTTCCCCGACCTGGTCCCAGGTAAGAGCTGGCATTGCGTAAGGGCTCCTTTTCTAAAAGAATATGCTGAAGACGTAGTGATTAAGATCATCCGCGGCGAAAGCCCGCTCAAAACTCGCATAGCGCAATGCTTCCACTGCATCAGCAAGTTCAGTATCGGGATCTCGGTCGACCACCGTAAGTTGATAGCGTTTGGCGTGTCGATACAGCTCATTGTTCGCGTGATCCGTCGATGTTCCATCTCGTGAATAGATAATACACGGATACTGCATTTGAACATTCGCCGGAGGCTGAAAGTATACGTGTTCCGTTACTCCCTCAAGGAGAGATTGGAGCATCAGCCGTGGGGCCATTATACACCTCCCCCAACTGAAGAATCAGACGGGGGAGTTGTACTGTGACGTCGGCCACAGACCAATACTCCCCCGCCCATTCCACATAGCGAATGGCGAAGAAATTTTCACGTGCATAATCGTCGGCCACAATGCTGATCGAATTATTAATGGAGAAATTCTTGTTCAGAGTTTCGCCTTGTCGCAAACTACTCCTATTTTGAACAATGTCACCATAGTAAGTATTCTCAACAATTGCATCAGCATACACGCCCGGCGCTCCCTCAACGGTCTCACCGAACCCCACTTGGCCGTGAAACTTCGCCATAAGTCAACTCAGCGAACTAGGAGCCTGCCGTGCCGCGGAAGGTCCACTCGTCCTCGACATTGTTATCGAAGAAGTAGCCCGCGTTGGAAACCGCGTAGATGGTCAGATCCACGCCTTCGCCCACGGTGTACGGCGAACCGGCTGCCGTCACTGCCGCGTTGGTGTCGCTGCGCCGATAGGTGACACCGGTGGTGTCCACGATGGTGATACCCGAGGTATCGGAATCGAACGTCGGTTCGGCCGGAGTGACCTTAGTGGCACCGGCGGCCGCCTGCCGAATGACCAGCGCCGAACGGATCTTGGTCAGCGCGCCAGACGACCGTGCCTCAATCAGGTACTTGTACTGATTGTAGTCGATGTCGAAGTCGTCGAAGAACGACACTTCGCCACCGCGATCGGCACCCACCGTGTAGTCGGCCAGATTGACGATGATTCCGACCAGGTCGGGCTCGTCCTCCATGGACTCGACGGCCACCACTCCGGCCACCCCCAGCTCGGAGGCCAACTCGGACGCCGTCCGATAGAACCGCCGTCCCTGCGAGTCTCGGGCCAGCAACATCTGGGTAGTCACCGGCAACGTGGTGTAGAACGTCGGCAGTCCCGAGCCCTTGTAGAACCGCATGGACTCGAGGATCTTGTCCACGATGTCCGTCTTGCGCAGGTCGCCGTCCACGTCAATGGTGATGGTGGCGGCGTAGAGGTCGTCGTCGTGGAGAATCGAGCGAATGCCCGCTCCGTCCGTGGCTCCCTTGGGGTCCCGGATCTTGTCTTCGTCGTCCACGTCACGGCCGTCGCCAATGAGAATGGCCCGAGCGATCTCCTCATCCAGCATGAGTCGCATCTCAGCCTTCAGCCACAGCACGACATCGAAGTCAGTGATGTCAATGATGTCGTCGCGATCCAGACGCTGCTTCTTGTACACCGTGCTCGGAGTGGTGACCCGCTTCATCAAGCCGAAGAACTCTTCCTTCTTCAACGTGCCCTTGATGTAGCCCTTGGCCCGCGCCTCGGAATGGGTGATGTCCGCGGTGATCGACTTGATCCGCGAAAATGGGCTCTTCCGCACTTTGGCCAGGACATCGCGCACCCATTCGACCCGACGGGAGTCGAAATCGGGCATGTCCGTGATGGTCCGGGCATCCGGGAACAGCGTGTCGATGCTTTCGATACCGTGCTTGAAGGCGTAATCTTCCACCGCCTCCTTCAGCGAGCCGCGCTTCACAGCGTCCGCGGCGATGCCCTTCATGGCGTCATGCGAGAGCACGGTACGGGAACCGCTATTGCCATTGCGGTCCTCGCGTGCCGCCTCAAAGACGTTGCGTCCGCTCATCTCGTTTTCGTCCTTATCCTCGTGGGTGACAACCTCCTCTGCGGAGGCGTTGGTTTCGGTACTGTCATCGGAAGCGGCGACGCTCTCCAAAGCTGCGCCCACCATGTAATGGACGACTTCCTTCTGTTCTTGAGTCATCGACTCAAAGACATCCTGGACAGTTAGATCTTCGTCGGCATGCTCAACTTCCGACTCCGTCTCGTCCTTAACCTCCGTGCCATCCTCGGTGTCATCCTCGGTGTCTGTGTGCTCAAGTTCCAGCCCGGTGTAAATAATCGCCTCATCGGCGACAATATCGATATCTCCGTCAGCGTGAGCGATCTCGATGTTGTCGATCAGAGCACCGGGATTGGCACCGGCCAGAACCAATGAGACCTCGCGGATCACTCCGTGCGAGACTTGCTTGGCCTTCTCCACCAGCTGATTGGCGAAGATCGACAGCGCAGAAATATCTTCATGCTGGACCAACGTCTTCGCATTCTTAGCTTGGGCGGTCTCGTTGAAATAACCGTGAACGTAGACCCCCTGGGACCGGCTTTCCAAAATGCCGTGCCCCAACACATTCTCGGGCGAGCTATGCCCATGCTGCCACACCAGCGGAACCCGATCTCCATCCTGGTGCTCGAAGGCCCCGTTCAGGATTGTGCGCCCGTCCGAGCAACGCAGACCGAACTTCGTGGCCCAGCCACTGAAATCCGGCTTAACTGCCACGGCCGAGTGCCTCAGGCTGTTCTCCGGCGAAGAGTCACCGAAGTCCAGTCGACGGGAATTTGCTCCCATTTTGACTGTTCCTTTCGTCATTTGGATCTTCGGCGCTCTCAGAGCGCAGCTAGATTTTGTTTGGCGACGGCCAGGCGTCCTTTAATCTTGGTGGATAGCGCTTTAAGCTCGGCCACCGAACTGGACTCCGAAACCGTTTCGTCCCCTTTATCAGTAGAATCGCCAGTAGAATCACCACCGCTAGACCCATTACTGGACTTGGTTTTCAGCTCTTGTTGATGCTTAGCTCTAAACGTCTTAGACTCTCGAGCCGCTTCTGCTTTTTCGGCCGCCGAAGCAGGCTTATCTTTTTCCTTAGCCGCCCGTTCCGCTTTGGCCTTGCTTTTACGATTCTCACTGGCCTCTTTATGCAATTTCTGTTGAATCAGAGTATCCAGTTTCTGAAGCTTGAGCTCCAAGGATTGCACTCGGATTAGGGCGTCATTCCGAGTAGCAGTCTTTTTGCGAATTTCTGTACTCTTAGCCGCTTCCGCCGGGGGCGTTTCTGCGGCTGGACGTCGTCCCTTAAGCTGTTTATGCAATTCGTAGTAGGCATGAGCCTGCGCCGGATCGTAACCGGTGATGAGATGCTGCAATTCGAATTCGGTAGGTGTCAACATTACCCAGCCGCCAATGCTGCATCAACTTCGGCTTCCGCCCCGGCCAGATCATTCACTACGGCCGTAACTTTTGGATCCGCCGGTTCGGGCGCATTCGGATCAACTCCGGTATCGCCTTGCGGCATATTGGCGTTGATCAGCTTATCGGCCTTCGGTTCCTGTGAAGGCTTCATACCGATAGCTTGGCGAATCTCGTTCGACGAGGTAATCTCGTTACGGGTAAATTTATCGGCAATATCAGCGATGCCACCTTCACCGCCGATAGGCACAAACTTGAACGGATCCCGAAAATACATGATCGATTGACCTTGGGTACGGGCCGTTTTGGTCAGAAACACACGAATCATAGCTTCGATGATCGAATCCAACAACGGTTCAATCGTCCGCGCATAGTAATTCAGCATAACCTTTTCGTCAGCCGTTCCGTTCATGACTTCCGGGGTAAGCCCCAATTCGCCATACAGCTGCGTCTTAAGCTCCTGGATCTGCGGGAGCAAATTATTCTCCACCGCACGATTCAACTGAACGATCTTTTCGGTGCCATCGGTGTAGGCAATACCGTATTGGCTACCTTTCAGTTGAAATTCAATATCTTTACGCCGCTGTTCAGCTTGTTGTCGACGGGCTTCCGATTTGATCACATACGGAAGTTGGACAATCAGATCAAGTTTTCCCGAAGCCGACTGTTCGCCCACGGTATCCAAAAGATTTAGCTTACGAATCAGTCTCTGCAACGTCGAATTGGGCTCATTCATGACCGAATATAGGGGATTCTCCACGATAGCCACAGTCTTCTTGGACAGCGTAAGCTCCTCGCG